AGTTGTTTCTAATGCTTCAGATATATAAGGCTCATTAAGAGCAGTATATTCTATTCTTAACCCATCAGCAATATCCTCATTGGGATACATAAGCTCTCTATCGAGAGTCTTAATTACACCAGACTGGGTTATACGTTCACTTGAAGAACCACCTAAAAGTTTATATAAGTGAATATTCCTACCTTTAAGGTAGTAAAACCATTCTCTATCTACATAACTACTCATTACGGAGATGTATCCTCAACCATATATCCAGGTTGGCTAATAATTCTTTTAATCTTTTTATATTTACTATCACTTGTGTCTTTTATACTAATTGATTCTAAAGCGATCATATCAGCAGGGAGTAAATACCTATTATCATCACTATCTACAGATTTTATAACATCATACTTACTCACTTTCAATCTTTCTTTAGAGTTAGACTGTATTAAGTGAATAGCATCTTTTACCCATGCAATAGATAATGTAGTTTCGTTAGTTCCAGCCCGTTCCATTAATTCTAATACTGTCATTATGCTTGAGCCCCTGCTTGTCTTGAAGCCATAGTGGCTGCAATCATTTTTGAATTATTTTGAATATAAACTACAACTTCTTGATGAGCCATCTTATAATATCTATCAGCAGATTGTGAATGAACAGATTTATTACTAAGTCTTGATGCCATCTCTGCAGCGTATCCCTGTGCAATTACTATTTTAGCCTGAATTTCATTCCCAAATCCTTGAGCTGTAGCCACATAACTTTGGGCCGTACTTATATGACCTTGAACCGCCTGAGTTTTTGCAGAACTAAAACCCACTCTTGCTCCTACTTCTGATGCATATCCCTGTGATTGTGCAATTCTACCCTGAGCTTCCTGCAAATACGAATTACCAGCATTTACGCGAGATTCAGCTTCCTGATAATAAGATTGCTGTAATTTAATACTTGAATCAAACTCTTTTAATTTCTGGTCTAAATTTTGCTGGTATTCCTGTACCTCTGCAGCTACCTCAGATTGATACTGTTGCAACTCAGCCCCATACTTCTGAAGTTTCTTGCTTTCTTCAGAATCCTCTAATTGAGCATTCTGTATAGATACTTGCAACTGAGCTTGATATTCTGCATTGTCATCATTGAACTCATTTAAAGCATCTTGTAATTTAGCTTGGTACTCTGAAACTTTCATTGGAGTTTGACCTAATAAAGCCTGGACCTCATTAGCATATCCATTCGCAGTTTCTAAATAACCTTGAACAGCTTTATATTTTGCATTAGTAAATCCACCTCTAGCATTAACCTCAGCAGCATATCCACCAGCCTGAGCTATATAAGCTTGAGCTTCTTGAATATAAGCACTTCCCTGAGCTATTATTGAATTAGCTTCTTGTAAATATGCACCTCCAGCTGTTAATCTTGCCTGAGATTCTTCTCTTTTTGTTTGTGCTTGTTGTAAATGAGTTTGAATAGATTTTAACTGACCATCAGCTTCAGCTAACGCAGAGTTCACATGTTTTACTCTCATATCTCCGACTGATACCCATTCTTGAACATAAGCTTGAGCTCTTTGCATTTCAATCGCTGCAATAGACAACGCAGCTTGAACTAATTCTATATCTTCATTTGTCAATGCTCCATAAGCATCTGTGGTAGACGAAGGCTCATCTCCATCTACATAAGCTTTTGCTCTATCAAGAGCAGCTTTAACTTCTGTTAAATGTGAATCAGCCGCAGTCCATGTTTTATTAGTATCAAATTGTGAGTCAGTTGCTGCTGATTCAAACTTTCCAGATGCAGTTTCTGCTTCAGCCACTGCAGCTAGTAATAACACAATAGCAGTATTAACAGCTCCTTCACTATCTGTTTCGCCTAAATCTAATAATGCACTAGATTTATCAATTTCGACACTTCCTTCAACAATTACATTGTCAGCTTTATCAAACTCAGCACTTGCTTCTACAATAATATTATCAACTTTATTTAATTCTGTAGCCATAGCATCACAAGCGGTCTCAAAATTACTTGAATTATCTGTTTGTGAAACTATCTCAGCAACTTCTACCTTAGCTAACCCAACTTCCGTAGTTATAGCTGCTAATGCTGTATTGATAGCAGAATATTCATCAGGATAAGCAGTTGACCATCCTGTCCCACTAATAGTTGTAGTTGGGGAAGTATAAGATGGAGCCGTAGTACTAAAACTTACAGTAGAAGCCGAAATTGTAGGTACATCAGGAGGAACTGCCGCTATGCTTAAATCACTCACACCAATAATAGACGGAACTGCTGTCCTAGCCAATGATATAGGAGATGTAGCAGTAGCGCTCACTTCAACAGCGACCTCATCGAATTCATCATTTGCTAAATCTATAATATTATCAACTTTATTTAACTCAGTAGCTATAGCAGCTAAAGCAGTATTAAAAGTGCTGCTGTTATCAGTCTGAGTTGCAAGTTCAGCTGCTTCAGTTTTAGCGAGAACAACTTCTGCTTTCGCAAGAACTAAATCAGCGTCTATCTTATCACATACAGCTTGAGTCTCATCTAGTTCAGTATTGATAGCCGTAAGAGCTGTTGTTATATCCGAATCTTGAGCAGATGCTAACCTTTCAAATTCTTTAAAAGATGAATAATATATAACTGCATTTCTTAAATCACTATCATCATCTACTTCAGCATAATTAACATAAAATACATACCCAAGATTACTTCCATCTGTATCAGGGGCTATCTGAACTCCATCATTCTTAACCCAATAGACAGGACTTATAGCTGTGGATTTCTTTAAACTTGTAGTATCATTTGCCCATTTGGACTCAGATAATGATATTTGCCTACAACTATATTCATTTCTTTGAACATCTATAATAGAATCATTTTCAATAGGAATTGCACTTCCATCATTAGATGACGAAGACCTATTCACCGCAAATGGTAATAATTCTTTAGGGACACTTGCCACTACAAACTTCTGTGCAGATACAATGAACTCATCAGAAGCTCCGTGAGCAGCTACACCTGTGATTGATACTATTTCAGTTGATATGTCTGTTGTTGCCATATTTATTCCAGTTCAAAAGTCAGGGAAGAGTAACCACCTTCATAAAAAAGGAGGAAAATAAAAGCAGTTTCTCCCCCTGACAAGTATTTAAAATAGTAGTATAGGGAAGTATCGAGCCTCCCTATACTTGAATCTTTATACCGTGCTATTACCTCACGATTTTCAGATTTTAACGAACTTCACTAACCTGCGTTAATCACTGCAACACTAGCTGGGTTTGCATGAACAGTTGTTAATACACAACTTGCACACCAAGCTTTATCGTCAACAGCTGTAAACACAACGTAGTCACCAGATGTTCCGCCAAGAGTCGCGCTATTACTTACAAAGTCAAAGTTGTCATAGCTACCTGGGGTTGCAACAGCAGTCGCATAGGGGACGTCTTGAATTTCTGATTGGTCTTCAGTGGTTGAAATCAACCTGACTTGACCAAAGAAACACTCTCCACTAGCGGCTACCACTGTCATTCCAGCTGTAGCGTCGATGCCAATTATAACTCTAAATTGTAGACCAGCTTCAGCAGAAGGCAACGTTAGCTCAACGTTTGCAACGTTCATAAGAACAGTAGTACCTGATTGAGATGCAGTCAACGTTGTTGCAGCATCCAATATGATAGCACTACTTTTCCCACGATCAATCGCATTGTCCGCTTTGTTTTGACCATACATAGGATTAGCCATTATCTATAGCTCCTATTAAGACCAATAAGCGTGGGCTTCAGGCATTTGCCATTCCATCCCAGCTTCAGTCTGGATTAGGTCAACTCTGCGGTCAACGCCACTATTCTCAAGCGTTTGAACTCCAACATAGATAGAAGTATCACGATTTAAACCGTTACCAACAAGAGGTCTGTATGCACAGTATCTCATGTTGACTCCAATAAGTTTAATCGAGGACTTATCTAAGTGAATATTACGTACAACTCTCATGTCACCATAAGGAGTACTAATAACGTTAATATCAACACCAAATGCTTTGGTTTTACCAGTTAAAGCCATATTAGCTCTACCGTAACCAGCATCATCAGGAGCTGAATTTCCAGGTCCAATCATACCAAGATTGTTAGCCATATATCCACTGAGCTTATGCAACCAATTATAAGTTGCAGTATCACAGAAGAATACAGTAGCGTTAGCATTGTTGTAACGAGGATCAAGGAATTTGCTTAAATCATCAAGAAAATCATCTTGAGTCTTAGTAGCATGTGTCAATGAGAAAACATTTCCATAACTGGAAACGAAATCAATTGCTCCTTGAGTATATTGAACATCGCTTACAGAGGCTTGTGAGCCAAATAATAAAGCAGTTTCAATATCCCACTTGTGTTCAATCAGCTTTTCACGCCAAATTCGAGCGAACTCATTCGGTTCATACTTTAGTACGGTAGCACGAGTCGTGTTATCCATAGCTATAGCAGTTTTGAAAATCTGAGTCAGGCCAAAACCAGTCGTAAAAGGTTGATCTTTCCAAGTTTCAGGGTATCCAGTACCTTGGCCATGAGCACTACCTACAACGTAAGTTCTAAATAGTTCTAATGTATCAGAAATGCTTTGGTCGTGAACAGCTGCATCGTCTGTGGCTTTACCCCAGCCGACGTCGTCACTAGTCCAGCCAGCTAAGTAGACATAACCACTTGCGGCTGCTTTTACAACTTCGCACTCTAACAGTACACATTCCCTACTATCTTTAGTAAGAGAACCTGTTACAGTTTTAATTCGACCAAGGATATATCCTCCAGCAGCGGCAGCCGAAGCTCCACCACCATCAGTACTTGACAACGGCACTCTAATTACCTGATCTGGTAAGAAGAAAGCGGGTCTTGTACCTGAGGCACCAACGTCGATTTTGCCTGTTGATTGTCCCTGAACGTTTTGCATATTCCCAGCAGATTCATAGTCAGTTGACATATAAACCTTGAAAATATCTCCAGTTGAAGCAGCGGCAGGAGTGCCACCATCATTATACATAGTAAAATCAGCGTCACCACCGGTGCCACCTAATACATCTGTATTATCATTTTCGATCCAACCTGAGACGTAAGCATAACGTTTATGGTAAGAAGGTCGTCTTTCAGTAAACTTGAACTCTGGATCGTCAGTTGGCTTCTTAGCTATTTTAGATACGAATCTAAAGAAAGGGTCCTGTGCGATGGCTAATTCAGAGACACGGTCTCCAAAATTATACCTTCGCCTAAGATCACCAGTATCTTTAGATGTACCATCAGACCAAGACGCAACATCAGAATAGGTTCCAAGTGTAAAAATATCAGACATTTATTTACCTTTAAGTTAACAATTAAGACTTTTAATTATTATAAACTAAAAGCCTGTTCCATTTCCTTATCTATATCTATGAGTGAGTTAAACACTCGGTCGTCATTCGACCCAGGAGATGAACTACCACTAGAGCCTGATGAAGCTGCTGAAGAAGGTTTTTCACGAACTTTCTTCATTTGATCCATCATCTCGCCTTTTGTATTCTGAGCTATTTTATTATCCTTCTTGCCTTTATTCATCAAGTAATAAATATCATCGTAAGTTAGAGGCCTCGATTGTGCAAATTGCACAACTTGTTGAAACTGATCATCGCTTAGTTGATGTCTACTACGAAAGTCCTGTTCCGCAGAAATGCGTTGACTTTCTTCTTTTGACTTCTCGGCAAACTGACCAAGACGTTTTTGCACTACACCATCAATGGTGGAATTCAATAACTTTCCTGAGTCAGAATCGGGATTATCAACAGCTTCGTCATAATCAAAGACGAAGTCTTCGTCTAGTCCTAGTCTTTCCTTGAGATTTCCAGGTGTTGAACCTCCGCCCTCATAATATCCCTTAATATGAGATATTAAATTAGGGTCTTCTCTCATGTCATCTAAGATAGGCGTATAAGGCTCAAGTTCATCCAGTCTGCCTTTCAGCTTCGTGGCCTCTCTGCTTGAATCCTTATACCTTTTTTCGTAATTGTGACCTTGTTTATCGACTGATTCTTCGCGAGGGCTATCGCTAGCCGTTACGCTGTCGCGTTGGACGGTCTCCCCAACACTGTCTAGTACAGCACCATTGACTTGTCTATCTAACTCATTAAAGAATTCAGATGAAGACATTTCTTGAGTTTCGGAGCTGTTATCTTCTAACAGGTTATCGTTTTGCTCTTGTTGCAGTGCCATAATGTACCTCCATTAATTTAACTGCGTTTAGTTATACCTTTCAACTAGTATTTTCTGTTGTTTTTGATTCATTTTTCATTAAGCTACGTAAATACTTTTGCTGAGCTTCAGTCTCAAGTACATCTTTCCTCACTTCAGTATCAGCTGTTCTAACTTTATCTTTTATTCCAGCTTGGACAACTTGTCTTGACAGTGTCTCAATAGTACCATCACGATCTTTCAGCTCTTCAGTAATTTCCTCTAGTTGCTGCTTAAGTTGAGCATATACACTTTTCCTACGTATAATCTGCTCTTTATTTCTTATATCTGTTTCAGCTAACATTGCTATATCATCAATAAGACCTGATTGGAACCACCTAAAGTATTCTTCAATCAAGGCCCATCTGTTAACTGGTTGTGTAGAACCTCCAACATATCTTACATCAAATTTACTTGAAGCATAGTCATTCCACCTATTCATTACATCACCAAAATCATTGTATATAGGAACGTTAATTTCAATATTCTTTTCACCATGTCCGCCTGCTTCAGGCTGAACTATCCTAAATACTTTGTGAGCCGTATATGTATTCTGAGCTGTTTCCATAAAGATTTTACCTAAATGTTCTAACGCAGGTTCCATTATAGTCTGACTCCAAGCTTTTATTCGCCTAGTACCATACTCATCTAAAGCGAGCATTCCTCTATATGTTTCATGCTTTTCAGATTCTACACCTTGCATAGCCCCTGGTATTCCTGATATATATTCTATATCTTGTTTTCCCTGTTGAGTTATACTAAAGAAAGCTGAGTTAAGAGGCAAAGGTTGTACTGGAGTTGGAGGAGTAAATCCTTGTCTAAATTTTAATAAAGCACCTGGTGAAGATGAATATTTCTCCCATTCATCCTCAGGTACTGATCCTTCCTCATAAAGCCATCTTAGATTAGAACTTAAATTAGCATTATGAAGCATTATCTGATGAGATTTATTTATTTCTTGCTGTTTACCTACAAGAGGAGTAACTGCACTCATAGCATATGGAGTTCCTGTATAAGTATATGGAAATGGAACTATTGGATAATCAGTATTAGCTAAATAATGCTCATACAATAAAGTATCCCCTACAACACAAGTAACCTTTACTCTTGTATCATGAAATTTTACTAAATCAACAACCGCAGCTGCAAAATCTTCATTATTTATAAGAGTTTTATACTCATCCTCACTAACAACCTTATTCTCAACTTTAGATACTTCCTCAGTAACCTGAGCTTCCATAGCTGCTTGCTGAGATTCTATTGCTTGCTGAGTTTCTTTCTGAAGTTTCTCTAATTCAAGCATAGCCCTCGACTCAATAATCTCACCATTATCTAAGGCCATTCTAATCCCAAGTTCTTTTTCCTCGGCTGCAACAGTTAATTCTTTTACAATAGAGTCCATTCTTTCCTCGACCATACCATTGATACGATCCATTTCCTCAGGACTTGGAGGAACTTTCATAAATATATTATAAAATGGTAGTTATTCTCTTGAATACAATTCATAAAAATCTATTATATCATCATCTTTACCATCAGATAAATAAGCTCTTGAACCCATATCTTCAAACTGAACACTTTCAGATGACGCAATATCCCTTAAACTAGCAGAACCAAATTGGTTAACTGACCCTGAAGATTTCTTTATCTTAGATTTATGATCTGGGAGTAGATTGATTAAATGATTCTTAGGTAAATCTTTCTTTACTACAATATAAGACGCGTCCCTAAATAGAAAATCACGACTCATAGGATCAACATATACATCAAAAGGTTCAATACGTTTAAAAACAACTTCTCCCATACCTCTATCTTTATCAGCATCAATATCAACCATCATATATCCAATACCTTTAGTAAAGGAATCTTGGACTACTTGTGAAAACAGAGACTTACCATTTGATATATACCAACAATAAGAAGCTATATCAGAATGAACAGCCGCTATATCAACATCAGAACCTTCAGTTCCTACAGCCTGCCACCTCGGGCTATTTGCAGTTACAAAGAACTTCATCATCTCAACAGCAGGAGTTATCCTATTAATAATAAAATCAGGCATCCCAGCTTCTTGTAAATCATCTTTTTCCTGAGCTGTTAACTGGTCATTAAGATA